CCCGAACAGGGAAACAGTCCCCGCCTGCTCCGTCTTCATTTCACTTCCACACCCGTGGAAGTTTACAACCACACTTCCCAGCTACACAGCCCCCGGCCGCTCCGGCCATGTCCAGGTGCGCGCCAGCAGTTCGGCGTCGGTGACGGTTTGGGGCAGGTCGCGCAGCGCCTGTCTGTAGGCGTCCCATGCGTCAAGTGCTTCCGGCGTGGCCTGCGTGCGAAAATCCACCATGCCCCACTTGTCGCAGGCGGCAAGGCGTGCGTTGCGTTCGGGGCGGAGTTCATGGTTGAGGATGTCCTCGGCGGTTTGGGGAGTCGGCGGAGTTTCGGGCGTCGGGTCCGGCTCCGGGGCAGGAATGGGTTCCACCTGCCATGCCTCGCCGTCCCAGCGCACCTTCTCGCCCTCGCCACAAGAGGGAGGCGGGGTCGTCGTCGCGTGGGCGGGGATGAGGTATACGCCGGGTTCCCGCGGGCTTTCGTCGGCCTCGGATTGCCCAATGTACTGACCTGTTGCCATATCGAAATGATAAACCTGCATGGCATGCTCCTAGTATTTGATGATGTGATGGACGGCGAGGTTTTTCATACGGGTTTCGGGACCTCCAGATGAACTCGTGCTAGCGGTCTTGAGCTGTAGGTGGGAACCACTCTCGTCAGCTAAACCATACCCACTTTGCACTACCGCTCCGATACTGTGTGAGTGCGCCTTATTGCAATCCTCCTGATACGTCCCCAACACACGCCCCGCATCCAGCCCGCGCCCATCGTCCACACCGCGCAGGACAACGCCTCGCGTATCAGGCAATAGGAACGTCGTGCTCCCATCACCCTCGCCAAACGCCGTCCCTATCGCCTCAAACAGCGCAGCATACGCCGTGCGCGAAATGGCCGCGCCGTTGCATTTGAGCCACCCCTGTGGGGCCGTCTCGCCGCCGAAGGCCCCAATAAACCCAGCGGGTATGCTCCCCAATTCGGGTGGTAGCCCCGGACGCCCACTGCCAATATCCACGACCTTCGGGACGTCCCCGATAGCTGCTCCAAACGTAAGTCCGTGGCTTGGTTTCCACGCCAGCGGCCCAACGCTAATCAGCGTCCACACGCTGTGGTCACTCTCCTGCAGGGCCATCTTCCCCACGTCGGACGAGATAATTGTGGTATCTGCTTCCCGAGCCTCTGCATCGGGGTAGACTCGAAAAAACGGCGTATGCACCTGTCTCCCCGTAAAATCATGATGTATGCCCATGCTAGACTCCTACCTCAACGAGTTCGTACACCTGCTCACCATCTTCGAGAACAAGCATCAGCTCGCCAGTCTCGAAGTCGTATTCCTCAACTTCTTCACACCCCTCGGGGACGATGCCCGCGGGGAACCACACTGATACGACCTCGCCCGATGCGGGCTCTACGTCGTAGGCGGTGACGGATATCTGATATATCCGCTGCTCTACCAAATTGTAGATACGCGTAGACGGCGTTGATGTTTGACCAACGTACGTCCACGTTTCCTGTCCATATGTTCTGTAGTAGACGCGCCACAGAGAGCAGGCCCCGCGCCAACTCATGTCGAGGACCAACTTTTCCAGCCCCTCGACTTTGATTTTCTGGGTGGAGACATCAAGGCCCGCCACGGGCAGAAGGTACGAGTCCTCCTCGGGGGCAATGACCTCGCCCTCTTCGGGGAGGTCGACATATTCGAGGCACGTCATGCGTACGGGCTGGGCAACGCCTCGCGTTATACTCGCGATGCGAAACGGCTTCACCGTCGTCCGCTGCGTTGCCCCAACGGTCCACAGGTCATAACGGCCAGGAATGGTATCCCACGGCTGTGCTACCGTCAGCCGAGTGCCGCGCGCCTCATCCTGTGGCTCGACCTCGGTAATAATGCGTTCCTCCCGCTGTCCATTTTGCCGGACAACGAGAATATGCCACCCAAATTCAGCAGGCGGAGCGGAGTCGAGAACAATCCAGTCCTCTCCGGCATCCACGACCCGCCCGCCGTATCCCCACTGCGGCACATCATGTTGTATGCCGATAATGTCTCCGACCTCATGGGCCAACCCAGCCTGCCCAGTCTCAAACGTAATCGTACGCTGCAAAGCACGATTCATATTGAGCCGGTGGACAGCATGCCGAATAGCCTCATCGCGCGACGTGCAGCCGTAGAGGGCTATGGCGCAACTCCGCTCGGCCTCTTCGGACTGCGCCCACTCTTTCGAGCGCACAGGCAGCGTGATGCGCTCGTAATCGCGCTCCGCGTCCCAATACGTCACTTCAATGACGTTGGCCCGCTCCTCCAGCGGCAAAAATTCCTCGCTGAATGAGTCCGCCACGATATTGCCCACGCAGAACACGCCTCGCATCTCTCCCGGGGAGTTGCGCACCGCGCTAAACTTGGTCCCGCGCAGAACAATCTGCCCGCGTCCAATCTGCCCCGCGCGGTCAAGGGCCTTGGGCAGGCTGACCGCCTCGTCAAATACGGTATTGAAATGGAGCCCCAGCCCCGCACACTCTGCCGCCCACTCATCGACAGAGGGGAGGACAAGTGCAGGGTCAACGCTCCCGCCATAGTCGCGGTTGACCAGCATATCTCGCGCGGCCCACGCGGGGTTGTCTGCAGGGTGGCCGCCGTGGCATGTCTCACGCACCGCAACGCACTCTACGCGCGGCGTTGAGGACGAGATTTCTTCGGCTGGGACACGGGTCCAAGCCAGCAAGGAGCAGCCGGGGTAGGCAAAATCGTCGTAAGCAATCTCCTGAATGTATTCGAGATAGCAATCGTTGGAATAGCGCTCGCTACTCGGAGGCCGCTCCGCAAACTTTGCACGCACCTCGTATGCGCCGCGCTGGATGTGATCCACACGGGCATAGCGGCGCACTGCCCCTTGCTTTCCGTCTCGAATAACGACAGTTTTCAGGTCACTCCACCCCGTTTGCCCCACTTGCCTATACTGCACGCGTACACGGACCGTGGTATCCACGATGTGCCCGCTGTCATTCATATAGAAGAGCGCCGGACAGCGCAGGCCTACGCCGAGAGCCTCCAGACCGTCGCCATCGGACCTGACGGGGTGCGTCCAGTCGTCATATTCAATTTGTTCACCAGCGGCCTTCTCGCGGATAACGTCGGCGAACTCATCAATCACGGACTGGCCCGGCTCACCAAGGCGCGTCTTGATGATGCCCAACTCGGAAACGGGGTTTCCGTCGGCGGTGATGCTCGTAATGTCGTCGAGCTCATGGCCAGCGACCAAAAACAAAAAGTTGATGAACTGGTTGTCGCCCTCGGTGGTCACGTGGCGGGCGATGAGATACGGCGTAACCTTCGTTCGCCCGTAGACGACAGGGACACATCCGCCATTCATCGCGGGGTTAGCCGCTGGATTATAGGCGTAGGAGGGAGACGTCTCGCTCGGCTCCCCCTCATCAAACCCGCCTGTATCCGGCGAGGCCGGGGGCATAAGGGCGTTAACGGCGAGACCACCGGCGATAACGACACCGCCGGCGGCAATTGCCCCCGCCCAACCAGCGGAGCCAGCCGCGAACATGGCGGAGTTCATGTGCAGCACGCCCTGCGTCATGAGCAACGAGTTGACCGCGCCTGCCGTCCACACACCAGCCGCAACCACAGCGAGCATAGCCACAGTCCGCCCAAAGCCACCGCTGAAATCCTCGACATATGGACACACCCGAATAGTCTCGCCGGGGCTTGGCACGATGGCGTCGGCCTGCTCGGAGACCTCAGCGCCGGACAGGCCAATAGCCCACTGCAAGGACGGCGAGGCCACGGGGTTACGGCGCGCCATCTCCTCGCGCACATACTCGCCAACGGTACGCCCCTGAACATACGGAACAGCGCGGCACTCGCGCTCTGCAGCGAAGGGGTCCGGGCGATAAAGTATCGTGATATCAGTACCGGACACGGTAGAAACTCCGAATCGTCGGCGCTATGAGCGGATTGGAAATTCTGACACGGTGTGATGTTGCGCCACGGCGGACGTGCAGCATGTCGCCACCGCCGACGTACACGCCCACATGATTTATGGCGTCCGGCGCTGTGGAGTCCGTCGCCATGGTCACAAGGCTTGGCTCCTCCGGCGCATCCAGCCGCACCAGCTGCCCTCCATGGGCGAGCGACGAAATCACGCGCGGGATGTCCGCTTGCGCCGTCTCGGAAAACTCCGGCACGGGTAGGCCATAGGCCTTGCAGACCAGCAGCACCAGCCCGCCACAGTCACACCCGGACATGTCCCGCCCGCCCTCGCGGTACGGGATGCCTACAAAGGGCGTTAGGCTAGGGCTATGCATTGATGCCTGACCGCCCTGCAGCGGGGAACCCGCCGTAAATGATTGTTCGCGCCTTGCCGTCATAGAAGCGCCCCTCGTCGTCGTCATTGGCGCTGCACGGTGGCTGGGCGCGGCAATCGGCAAGGGTGTGCCCACACGTGCGCGTATACTTGCACCGCTCCGTCTGGTCATGTCGCCAGCGGCAACGGTTATTCAAGACCCGCTGGAGCGGGAAGCGCTTGCGAAATGGATTCGCCGCGCCAAGGGTGAACGTCGCCCACTGCGCGGTGACGCTGGACTGCAAAATCGTGAAGTGGTCCTCGGTCCACACCTCAGCGCCGGTATGCGAGTTGATGATGCGGATAATCGCCTCCGCGCCAACCAGCCCGCCGTGCTCTTCGCAGTAGAGTTGCACCTCGCGGGAGACGTTGGACACCTGGGCGCTCAGGCCGGGCAACTCGCGCGACGACTGGTCGCGCAAGCCGGATATCATAATCGGCGCACGCGCCCACGTATGGCCGCCCCACTCAACGTTCTCATCGTTGGACGTGTAACGAAGCACGTCGCCGTCCTTCATTCGAACCTCAAAAAGGTAAATCTCTGCACCCGTGGAGTGCAGACCGTTCATTTCGAGGATTGCATCCGGGGATAGCGGTCTCACGCTACGCCTCCTTGAGGGTGATGCCGGAAATTGACCACAGTCGCTGCTCTGCTGCGCCTGTACGCACGCATCGCGCCTGCGGATAATCCCCGGCATATGTGACCGTGTAGTCCTCGCCGTAGGGCGTCGTGAACGTGAACGTGCCTCCCCGGTGCGCGCGGAAGTGGTTCTGCAGTCCCCGGTACTCGGCCTCGGGCAAAGCCGACCAGCCGACAGAAAACTCCATGAATCCGGCACTCGTGCCGCGCCGCCTCGTCTCGTCGTAGCCCGCCTCGTACTCGATGCGGATCTCTGGCAAGACGATGCGCTCGGAAAACAGGCGCGCAGTAATAGGAGTGGTAGGCCACTGTGCCGTCATCGTGATACCTCCTAGACCATACCGAGACGTTCACCGACGCCGCCGATGTTGCGGGACGCACCTTCTATCCAAAGGTTCATAACCTGCCGCGCGGGGTCATCCTGCACGGTCGCGCGCTTCACGCGCATCGGCTCGCCGCTTTCGTTATGGATATGGACCTCCAGCTGACGCGCACCCCCACCGCCCGTGGTAAGATTATCGCGGTGGCGCGGGTCGTCCTCGGTCAGCACCTCCTCGCGCCGGCGCAGTATGGCGGGCACCTCATCTGGGGCAAGGCCCGCAATGCCGCCGGAGTGGTAGCGCGGCGCGCCAACAAACGCGGCAGGGGGGACAGCCCGCGAGCCGCCGCCAGAGCCAACCACTCCGCCGCTGTGGAACAACCCAGCCGTAAATCCGGACATCGCGCCCGCAAGCGGCGCCGTGATGCTCTGGCGAATCATAATTCGCGAGAGGTCGGCCATTATTGACTGCGCGAGGTCGGAAAACTGCATTTTCCCTGTGGAGCACAGTTGAACAAGCGCGTCCTCCATGGACGACATGGAGTTGTTCACGGCCTCCTGCGCATTGGCAAAGGCATCAGACGCGGACGCGGCGTAATCGTGGAACGCAGAGTGGGCGCCGCGCACCATCGTCCGCTGCGCCTTCTTCTCCTCTTCCACACGCTTCAGGACGCGTTGCGCCTCCTCATTGGCAAACGCGCTGCCGTAGGATGAGAGAGTGCCCATGAGGTCGGCGTAGGACTGCTTGCGGGCTTCGTGGGCCTCGTTGATTTGTGCGGAGAGCCAAGTCTCAACCTGAACGCGATCGGCACCGGCCTTTTTCCACGCCTCGGCCTGCGCGCGGGCCGCTTCCTCGGCGAGAGCGGTTTCGCCCTGGGTGGCGCGCACGTATTCGGTGTGGAAGTCGGCGAGGGCCTGTTTCTGCTTGGCGATGGTGTCGGCAAAGACCGTGTCCTCGGCCTGCTTGCGCGCGTCAAAGGGATGGTCGTCCATACCGAGGACAGCCTTCTCCGCCTCTCTTTTCCGAATTTCGGCAATGGCCGCCGCCCGCCACTGCTCGACCTTGACTGCATCTGCTCCACGTTCCATGTCCTTGCGCGCCACACGCTCTATTTCCCGTATTTCTTGTTCAACGCGTGTGTGAGTCAAAGCGAAGAGCCGGTCGGCTACGTCGGCATTTGCCTTCGCCGCAATTTCGGCCTCTTTCTTGTGTTTTTTCTCAAAGCGTTCAATTTCTTTATCGACGCGCTCGCGGTGCTTGTCCTCACCCTCGGCCGCAATCTGGTCGAGAGTCCTATCAATTTCTCGCTCAAGCCGAGCTATCGTCCGATTTCTGCGTTCAATTTCACTTTCGACCTCGTCCGAACTCTGCTTTGCCTCGTCTGGAGCCTTGCGCAGGATACGAAAGAGTTGCGACCATGGCCCAAAACCAAAATCAATAGACTTGTCCGCAACTGCATTCACCTCTTCGCTATATTCGTTCAGCGAGTCGGTGAGCAAATCGACAGCTTCTGCGGCATCTGAAAATCGACCAACCACTGTATCTGAGAGCCCAGCGTTGTCATCAAGGACCCCGAAAAACCGCAATGCGGAATCTGAAAGTCGCGTCCACCCTTGTGACATGCGTTTATTCGTTTTCTCGAACTCTTCATTGACAACATCCGACTGCGCCTTGAGCGCGTCGATGACAGCGGTTGCGGTTAACTTGCCCTGCTCGGCGACTTTTCGAAGTTGCCCGTACTCAATACCAAGCCCCTCGGCAATCGCACGAGCAACGCGCGGGGTTTGCTCCATGATGGAGTTCAGTTCTTGGCCGCGCAGAGCGTTTGCAGCGATACCCTGACCCATTTGGAATAATGCGGCAGATGCAGACCCAGCACTTGAGCCAGAAATGGCGACCGCTTTGGAAACAGTCTCTGTCACCTGAGCCAAATCACGCTGGGAATATCCAAGTGCACGCGCAGAGCGCGCAAACCGAAAATATAAGTCTGACGACGCTGACCACGCGACGCGGGAGTCGGCGGCAATGTCGTACGTCTCGTTCATCACCGAGTTGAGTTGCCTATGGGAGTCAACGACAAGATTGAGGCGATTTTCAAGCTCCGTAAAATTGTCCATCATTCTGGACAACCCTAAGCCAAAATCCACGAGTCGGTCTGTCGCCATATAGGCTATCGCACCGCGTATAGACTTGCCGAAAAGCTGTACAGCCTGCGTCGCATGGCGAGAGCGCTTAGTAACGGTCTTAATCTGCTTGGATGTCAGCCCCATCTGTCTGCCGAGCTCACGCGTCTCTTTGCTCGTCAAGTCCGCCGCGCGAGCTATACCAAGCAACGCCCGCTCCTGAGTCCTCGCGACGCTGGTTTTGAGCATCCGGTTCTGCAGTTCAGCGAAACGCGTGTCGCTAACCCCGAGCTGAACGCCCATCTTCTTTGCGTCCAGAGCTATGTCGTCGAACTCAACCCCAACAACTTTACTTGTATTTGCCAGCGAGTTAAGGTTCCTGACGAGCTTGTTGGTATCGCGAGATATTTTGTTAGAGCTCAGGGCATTGCCCATCGCATTAGACATTTCCGTCGCTGCGGATGAGACGAGTTTCTTGCTTCGATCAAGATCCGAACGCAACTGTTTCTGGTCGCCACGAATCTCAATATAAATGCCGCCTGCTTTCATCGTCGGCATATACAATTTCCCTCGGAGGTTTCCGTGAATATTTTATCAGGCATATTCACAATACTGTTCGCCGTCTGGGTCGCCATTATGGCGCTTGTACTCCTTGCCATATTGGTCAAGGTCTTTCTCAGATGGGTTTTTGACGTCAAAGGCGCCAGAGAAGACCAAAAACACGCTCTCAAAATTCTAAAAGATATCAGGGCTTCTGTTGGGACCGACTCCTTTGATATTGAAGAACCCACTTCATCAGGCGAGCAACGCGCTGAAATACGTAGTCAGCATCAGTAACGCCCCTACGCCGGATGACAGTATCAACGCCAACAACGTCTACAGCAGCTGGGCCGGATGGTCCGTAAGTGTACAGGTCGGAACACTCGCAAAAAACGCTGAACACTTCTTCGTTCTCTGGAAAGAGAGGGGGCACGCACTTATCGCATGGTGGCGTCTTCTTTTGACGTCGGTAGACCTCTGTGCACGCTTCACAGGGGGTGCTTTCTTGAATAAAAATCACCCCCTTCACGTGCTCTAGAAGTTTTTTTCAGCCGCCTCCGCCTGCTTTCGTGCGACTTCATCAAGCTCTGCGACTTTAATCCCCACAAACTCGTAAAAACCATCTACAGCATTGAGAACGAGCGACTTGTTTTCAGCTGTGCACTCGAGTTCGTTGCCTTCAGCGTCGTACACCCCAGACCAACCGACGACGGCCTTATCAATGACAAAGGCCCGCTCTCGTGCCGCGTTCGGTTCTACGGTTCGCCGCACATCCCGCTTGCCGTTCTCATCCGTGACGATCTCAATATGACTTTCAAATGCCACATCGGAGCGTTCCATCTTTTCGCCAGCGGTAAGTTGGCGGATGACGAACTTGGCCCCCTCGAATTCTTCCGTTATCTCAATGGGCTTGCTCAGGCGCATGAATGCATCCCTTCTTTATATGACTTTCGTTGATGGCTGGGCAAGCCCATTGAGATA